ATTATCCCAAGACAATTTCAATAAGAAGATATTGTCATTAGTATTGTCAGTGATGTCAAAAATAATGAATGAGTAAGAAGATAATGGGAAACCATCAATGATTGGGTTCTCAATATCATTTGTATGAACATTGTCAAATGCTGGGTTCAACACAAACTTAACGTTAGCCAAGAATGGGATAACATAAGAAGTGTAAGCAAAACCAAAGTTCAAGTCCATGCCTTTACCAGTGATTGCACCGATGTCAGCAGCTTGGATAAGAAGACCTGAAGAGATAGCCTCTTGTTTGATAGCCTCATTAACCATTCTCATACCACCCATACCAGTTTGTACAACTAGGCTGCGTTTTGGATCTGGACCTTGGAATTCAACTTTACCATTGAAGAAGTTGTAGATCTCAGAACGGAACAAGTCAAGTGTGAAGTTATTTTTGTTGTATACTCTTTTGAATGAGTTATCCAACTGCTTCCAAAGACCCACAGACAATCTAACATCATCTGGACCATCCTGACGTACTCTACCACCGTGACCCCACATAAGGTAAGTCTCAATGTCAATTGCAATTTTGCTCAAGTGAGCAGCTTCCATATTGGTCAAGAATGTACGTGATAAGTCACCATTGTCAAATGCTTTCTTAACTTTATCCTTACCCATTACTTTTACCATGTCTTCCAAAGAAGAGATAGATGGATCAATGTTTTTGTCATATGTTCTCCAGATCTCAGTTACAGGAACTGTACCATCTGCATTCATACCACCTTTGATCATCAAGTCAGCACGGCTAGAGATTGAGTAATGTACGTGAGCTTCAGCACCACCTACAAAGTTGTAGAATTCACGGAAACCTGCATTAGTAATGATGTCAGAGAATCTTTCACCATACTCACCTCTTGCAGAACCTTTACGGAATACTTTAGTACCATTAGCCAAATACTTGTTATCAATGTATTTGTAGTTATCATTGTTTACTAATTGAACAGTATAGATAAAGCCATCACCTAAAGGAAGAATATCTTCTGCTGTGATGTACATTTCAACACCATTGTATTTGTCATAGGTAATGATATCACCATGTCCAAATTCTCTTTTGTTAAGTTTGATACGGAATGTATCACCATCAACACCTTTGAATTCATTACTTGCTTCAATATCCTCAACAATGTAAGGAAGGTCAACAGAGACTGGAGTCTGCCATCTGTATTCCCCACGTGCGTTATCAACACTGATAACATTTTTGCCACCAAATGAAGACATTTGATAAAGTGGCATTTCAACTTTTTGAGCCATAGCCCAAAGATCCACTGGACCTAAGTCCATTGGCTCTGCATCTTTCAGCATGTTCACCAAGTGGTAAGAATCCACATGGGAACTTGCGTTGTAAGCGGTATCCCTAAGGAATATACCATTGTTCATTACTGGAGTTGCCATTGTATATATTAATTTAAATTGTTACTAATTAAAATCTCTTGAACAAATTGTTTGGTCTAGAGAGTGTTCTTTGCGGTTTATTAGCCGCTCTTCTTGGTTCATCAGAGTCTTGAATAGATGAAGAAGTAATTTTTCTTGCTTCTTCAGTTTTCAATTGTCTTACTGTTTTTTCTACAGCTGCTTTAGAACCTTGTTCTTTAATCTTTCCTTTATATCCTTCTGGATCAGATAGTAACCAAAGAGCCTCTGAAATAAGATCATGTCTTGGTTCTACAAACTGATATTTTTCTAAAAGATGTCCTAATAAATTAGTCTGTCTTCCTGAAATTGAAGGATAACTTGGTTGTACTAATCCTGAGTATAACATACTCTGAGTTTTCTTATCAAGTTTAATTCCATTTAGCTCTCCTGCAACAAGTGTGTTGTATACATTTTCAGTATATACTTTTGCCTGTTGAGCTTGTTGTTCTTTTTTGTTTTCTTGTTCTGCAAGTTTTCTGGCTATAACTTCTTCTTGCATTCTGTCTAACTTTGGTTTAAACTGATTAGCTTTTTGCTCTAATCTACCTAAGTCTGCCCAATCATTAATTTCTGCTTCAATTTCTTCAGGAGTACCAAATTGAGTAGCATATAAATATTGTCTTGCAATTTCTGCTTGATCATACTGATTAGTTGGGTCAAGATCAATTACTTCTTCTACTTCTGCAAGAGTTCTAAAAAGAGCTTTTAAATCTGTACCACCATCTGCTACATATTTAGCTGCTACTTGAAGTTCTTCCGGTAGTGATTGAAAGAATTCTCTTGGGGTATCTTGTCTAATCTTATTCTCTCTTTCCTGAAAGTTAGCTTCAAATAGTTCTCTAAAATCTTTAGTAGTATATTCTTCTAATGGTTTATCATCATCAAAAGGAACTAAAGCACCATCTTCAATCATCTTTAATGCTAACTCAGCAAGACCAGATTTATCTACCTTTGGTCTTCCTTTGTTTCCGGTTTCCTCTTCTTGAGTAATCATATCATCAAGTTGAGCAATTGCTTCATCTACCTCTTTATCTGAAGTTTGTGAAGTTGTTTCATTATCAGAACTAACTTCTGATTTGTCAAGGAACGTGGTGTCTAAATCCTGTGGTTTTGAAAACACAGATTTTGGACTGTCATCTGAACTATCAGTATCTGAGGGTAACATTACATTGTCTGCCCCAGGCATTCCAAATAGCTCATCAATATTTACATCTACTTGACCTACCGTTGTAGAGTCTTGGACCTGATCTTCAGGTTTTTTGTTGGTTTCTTCCATTACTGTTGGTTTTGTTTATAATTTAATATACGCAATAAACTTCAAATATTTAAAATAGAATTAATAATTTCTTGGACTATATAGCTATCCATTATCTATTTCTTTTCTGAAGATTTTGAATCAAATCTATTTTTGTTTTCTCTAGCAATTTGTAGTTGTTTATCTGCTATTTCTTTCTGAGTTTGTAACTTCTGTCTCTCAAGATCCATTTTCTGAGATTGTCTCATGTTCTCATTAGATTGTTTTTCTCTTTGAAGATCTGTTTGCTGCTGATATTGCTCAGACTGTCTGATATCTTTCATAGCATCTTCATAATCAGATTCCATGTTCTTATTAACATCAACCATTGCTCCGTAACCAGCAGATCTAATTTCTGCAACTAAGATATCTCTCTGTCTATCTTTTTCTTTTTCTGCAGCAACTGAGTCAATTTTCATTTTTTCAATTTCTTGTTGAGATTGAAGTTCTTGTTGTTGCATTTGTTGTTGCTGTTGTAGTTCTTGTTCTTTTTGAGCTTGTTGTTTTTGTTCAGAATCTTTAAGTGCTGAACTCAACTCAGCAATAGACTCAGATTGAACAACTTTACCTAGATCATAAATGGATGCCCCGGTAGTATTATTCTGCATAGCCATTTGTTTAAGCTGTTCAAGAATAGCTCTATGGTTTGCAGTAGTACTACAAAAGATATTAAGATCCCTCATTAAAAGATCAGTACCATTAATCTCAAAGTTTACTTTTTCATCTGCTGTAGTTATATAAGATAATCTTGCAGATGGTTTAGTTGAGTTATAATATTGTGCTAGGTCTGTGCGCATTTGGTGCACTCTAGGCATTAGATAATCACAGTGCTGGATAAAGAATACTTCAGTCTGTGCATAAGATGCTGCAGCAGCTTGTTCTACTCCAGTAGCTGTCATCTGAGATAACTGTTGTCCCATTCTTTGTGGGTTAACACCAATTACATCATATGCTTGTTGTTTAAAGTGATTTGCCAACTGAATCCTTGACATTAATCTATTGGTCTGATCAAGATCAAGTTTTTGGAAATGCTGAAAGTTTAATGCATTTTCTGTGTTTGTAATAGATGTATCAAGAGGAAGAATCTGGAAGTTCTTCATTGCAACATATGCATTAGCATAATTACCTTTACCCCAATCTTCACCAAGTGAATGTTTAGGTAAAGTATTTTGATCTAACATAATTACAGTACCAAGTTCATCTACTAAGATATCTGCAATCTGATTATTTACAATATTGTATCCAATCTGATATGGCTTCATTAAATCAATAAGTGCAGTAGACTTAGTATTTCTATCTGAGAATACAGAACCTTCTACAGGTAATTTACAACCATACAATGAATTATCTCCTTTAAATTGGAATTTAAGTGGGCCAATATGATTTTTCTGTATACCAATATAAATAGGGCTAAAACCACCAGGATTATTCATACCCCAGAATGAAGGAATATTTGGTCCAATCTTAACACCACCCCAAACTTCATTAACCCAAATCCAATCAATGTGTTCTCCAAGAATTACATTGTCTCTTGTTTTATTTTTAAATAACCTAGTATCATATACAGGTTTATCAGTAACCTTATAATCTTCAGTTATAATTTCAGTAAGTACTTCTCCACTATCTGTCACTTTTGTTAAGTGTCCAATTTTTCTTTGTGATTTCCAATAACAAGTGGTTACCCTTAACAAATATGAAATTCCATTATCTACGTAATCTTCTCCTTCAGAAAGTATCTGTTGTACAATGTCACCTCCATCATATATTGATCCAGCCATAGCAGACGTATACTGCCTATATGCTAATGATGGCATATTAGTATTCCATTCATGAGATTTAGTTGCATCATAGAATGAACCGTCATTTTGTTGACCACCAATATTGTATCCTGCAGATCTAATTGGATAGATTGCTTCTAATGCTTCAAGTTGTTCTTCGGTCATTATATAACCGTATTTATCAATAACATCAGAAGGAGTAAGCATATCAGTCTTACCAACCCAATTGGCTTGAGAAATATATCTTACATCTGGGGATTTGTGGTAAAAGGTAACTACAGGATTCCAGAGCTCTACTTCATAATCATCTTCCATCATATGAAAATGCCAGAACTCTCTATCTGTTATGAGCATATCACGGAAGCCTCTTTCTTCTAGCTCATCCATTCTAAATCTTTCTACATCAACTTTATGCTGATGTGTAGCCCATTCTTCAATCATAGATCTATAATCTTTTTTGAAGAACATTTCAATTTCAGGAAGAGTTTTAAGTTTATCAGGAGATAATTCTTCTTGTGCCTCAGCTGATTCTGGATCTAGTCCCTGTTCAATAAGAGCAGTAACTACTTTCATTTGAGCATCAGCAAGAAGAGTTTCCTCAACCATTAATCTTTTCTGTTCAAGCATTTCATTATATGAATGCTCATCAATTGCTCTATAAGTAAGTTTAGTAGATCTCTTTGCAAATTCTGCTACAAGAACATTAATTACATTTGGAATAATAGGATAAAATTTTAACTCCAGTGCAGAAGGATCATCTTTAGTAAGCATCTCAACTACATCCCTGTACTCATTATTTTCTTCTACAATATAATCTGTTCTATCAATAATACCTTTTGCAAGTTTATAGTTCTTCATTAACCTGCGGGCATTTCTGCGGATTTGCTTTAGTCCTTGCCACTCTAACCAGTCAAGATTCCATGCAGCCCATTCTTCATCTTTTTCTTTTTCAGGTAAAAATTGAAGTGGTTGGGTAACACTACCCATCCTGTTTTGCTCAACTTTGGCACCCTTCTTTAACTGTAAAGCATTGTATACCTGCATATCTATTATTTTAAGTTTTTAAAAGCTGACCTATTAAAAACTTGACCGTTAATAACTTTAGAACCACCTCCCATATGACGGAACGGGGTTCTATTTAATTTAAACAAATTATTTGACTTTTGCAAGTTTTTAGAAGCATCATCCATGATAACTCTCTTAGAATAACCTCTATTAGCTTGCTGTATTCTCATAAAAGCTACAAGTGCAGCAAATGATACCAGTCTATCCACGTTGACTCCATCAGCATACTCTTGCATTTCTTTAAGTAACATAGGATCTGGAATACGTTCTATTCCGTACTTAGTCCGTACAATAGTACCATCTGTTTTAGTTTCTACATCTAGTTCTTCTCTACAGTATTCTATAGTATAACTTAGTAAGTGAGCCTTAAATAAGGTTCCAGTATTTTTCCAACCATACTCCTGGAATACGTTAGCATTTGAACCTAGATCTTTTAAGAACATAATTTGACTCTTTGGTACAAGATACTTTTGTTTCTTTCTAGATATCATGTACTGAATAAACAATGATATGTTATTCTCAATTAGAGTCCAAGCATTATACCATTCTATAATTAACTCTAGTCTCTGGTGAGTTTTATTAATATCATCAAATCTACCACACCATGCAGCTACAATTTTATCTGGCTCTATATATGTTTCTGTTTCTCCTGCGGTTACTTTTGTTACTTCTACAGGAGCTTTCATAATATAGATAGAACAGAGTGATTCTGATGTAGTTGTTTTACCTTCTGACACAGGGTCAATAGATGCATAGTACTGACCAAATGTAGGATCTTTAATTGGTCTTTCCCATACTACAAGTACTCCTGTTTTATCTTCTGATTTTTTAGTAATTGGAAATTCTTTAATTGGTTGCTTATCAGTTGATTTTACAGCAACTTTACCAATTTCATCAGTAAAGATATCTAAGAATTCATATGCATATTCTTTTTCTTCAATTCTTCTCTGTTGGGCAGCAACTAAATGTGTTGGAAAAATAGATACTGATCTATGGGCAAATGCTTCTCTAATATTTCTTGGGTGCTGGGATATCCTTAACTGATAATCTTCTGGATTAAGTTCTTTCTTCCATTGCTCAAACTGTCTATCTAAAGCTGCTAAAGCTTCTTCTACAAGAGAGTTACCAAACTCATCAATATAAGGAGGCATTGACCACTGTTCAGGAATAAATAAACCTGACATACCTATAGTACCTTTATCATCAATAAGATCTGTTTCAACAGCATATATATCTTTTGAAAGTGGGTTGAGAATCATATCTCTTAGAGGTTCGCACTGGGACAAGTCACCCACAGATCCTGCTGCAATAAACATACCTGTAGTAACCATACCTGATCTCATGGCTGGGCGCATGTACTCATATGTCTGATCCATCTTAGGAGCAATACCTGCCTCCTCATGAAAGAAGTATTTTACCGGGCCCCCTACACCATTTGTTGGATCTTTCTCAAATGACATACCTTGTATAGTACCTTTGAGACCAACTTCTGTTTTTCTATCTCCTTTTCTTACTTCAATCTTCTGTTGCCACATCATAACCTTGTCTGGAGACATAGGTCTATACCATGCTGTATGCTCATTTAAGAATGCTGCATATTCCTGTAAGAATTTCCAGGAACCTTTCTCATTGATATAATCTTTGAGTGATGCGCCTATCTTAAGAG